CTTATGTACGCCCACAACTCCACAGGAACAAATAAGTATCTTACAGTAGATTGGTATGATGTCAGTGAAAATACCCATGTAAATATTCTTGATCAGTATAATTTTGTTTCTAAAACATACTTTCAATTTTCTGGTAACGGTTCAGGTATTGTGATGGAAGAAGGCGATCAAGTTCATATGACATCAGAAACAGGCTCTACTTTTGGAGTTATCTGTACCTTTGAATTATTTAAGAAAGAAGGAATCTAATCTATGGCCTTGCCAACATACCTTGACCTTGTTAATGATGTTCTTGTTCGTATGCGCGAACCTGAAGTCACTACCGTCAATGAGAATACTTTATCTAAGCTTGTGGGTAGGTTGGTTAATGATGCCAAACGACAAGTAGAAGATGCTTACTCATGGAACGCTTTAACTGATACCTTGATCATTGAGACAGAAGCTGACACATACGGATATGTTCTTAATGGTTCAGGCACTCGCTTTAAAGTCATTGATGTTCAAGACAATACCAACAAATCTGTCATCAATCCTATAAGCACCAAGTTGATGTCTCAGTACTTGCTGAACAATACCAGTCCCGGTAATCCTATGTACTACAACTTTAACGGTATCCACAACACTGGAGACACTAAAGTAGACTTCTACCCTGTTCCTAATGCAGGCTTGACTTTGTATTTTAACCTGTACATTCCTGAGCCTGAGTTAACCTTAGACACCTCTACCATGCTTGTGCCTAAAGAGCCTGTAGTTTTGGGAGCCTTTGCACGTGCCTTGGTTGAGCGCGGTGAAGATGGTGGTTTAAACAGTTCTGAAGCCTATGGCTTGTACAAGTCTTCATTGGCTGACGCTATCGCTATTGAAAGTTCTCGCTATGTTGAGGAAGAGACTTGGGAGGCTGTGTAAGCCATGAGTCAACAACTTCAAACATTTAGTATTACAGCTCCCGGCTTCTACGGCTTGAACACCCAAGATAGCTCGTTAGACTTAGCCTCTGGTTTTGCTTTAACAGCTATTAACTGTGTTATTGACCAATATGGTCGTGTAGGAGCACGTAAGGGGTGGGTAGCTAAACACACAACCAACACTGATCTCGGTTCTGCTAACGTGGAATCTATTGGTGAGTTAGTGACAGACGGTGGTTCCGAGTACACTATCGCAGCAGGTAACAACAAGATCTTTAAGCTGGTAGGAAATACCTTAACTATGCTGACTTACGGTGGTGGCGGTACAGCTCCTACGATCTCCGGCAGTAACTGGCAGATGGCAGCTCTGAACGAGTGCTTGTATCTGTTCCAATCTGGACATGATCCTCTGGTGTTCGACCCTGCTGTCAGTACTACAACCTATCGCCGTGTGTCTGAGAAGTCAGGCTACACAGGTACAGTACCTGCTGGTAACATTGTCTTGTCTGCTTATGGACGCTTGTGGGTAGCTGACTTAGCTTCTGAGAAGACAGTGATCTACTGGTCAGACATCCTTTCTGGTCATAAATGGGCAGCAGGCTCTACAGGCTCGATTGATGTCTCGTCTGTGTGGCCTAACGGTGCAGATAACATCACAGGTTTAGCCTCTCACAATGGATTCTTATTCATCTTCGGTAAGAACAATATCTTGGTGTACTCAGGTGCTCAGGATGTGCTCTCGGCAGGAGTGTTCAAGATCTCTGACTCTCTGACAGGTATTGGCTGTATTGCTAGAGACACCATCCAGAACACAGGATCAGATGTTATCTTCTTGTCCGACACAGGTGTTCGTAGTGTCTTGAGAACCATCCAAGAGAAGTCAGCACCTTTCCGTGACTTGTCTAAGAATGTACGTAATGATTTAATGAGTGCTGTGGCAGGTGAGACAGCAGCTAGCATCAAGTCTGTGTACAGTCCTTTTGAGTCCTTTTACTTACTTTCTTTGCCTAGTCTTAAAGTGGTGTATTGCTTTGACATGAAAGCTACATTGCAGGATGGCTCTAGTCGAGTAACAATATGGGACAGTATTGAGCCTAAGAGTTTCTGCTACCTCCGAGATAAGAGTATCCTTATAGGTAGAGCAGGCTACATTGGTCAATACTTCGGCTATCAAGATAACGGTAACAGCTACCGCTTCCAGTACTTCACCAACCATACCGACTTAGGAACACCTTCTGTTAGCTCTGTATTGAAGAAACTTTCAGTTGTGGTGATCGGAGGTTCTAATCAGGTAGTGACAATTAAGTGGGGATTTGACTTCAAGGAAAATTATTTTGCACAAAATACTAAAATTCCTCTTCAAGGGGTTGCAGAATTTGGAATTTCGGAGTATAATACTGCTGGAGTGGAATACTCTGACGGTATCGCTCTACAAACCCTTGTTGCTTATCCAACAGGCGCAGGCAAAGTAATTCAAACAGGGTACGAAGTAGATATTAATGGCTCTCCTCTGAGCGTCCAGAAGATTGAAATTATCGCAAAGAACGGAAAGATTGTTTAACATGAGTAATTATACCAAATCAACTAACTTTGCCAGTAAGGATTCTTTGTCCTCTGGCAATCCTTTGAAGATTGTTAAAGGTACGGAGATTGACACCGAACTGAATAACATTGCTACAGCAGTAGCCACTAAAGCAGACTTAAACAGTCCTACCTTTATTGGAACTCCTTCAGCTCCTACAGCTTCTACTTCCACCAATAACACTCAACTGGCTAGTACAGCTTTTGTTGTAAATTACATCACTGCTCTCTTCCCGACAGGTTCGATCATTCTCTGGAGTGGTTCTATTGCTTCCATCCCTTCTGGGTGGCAGCTCTGCGATGGCTCCAACAGCACACCTGACCTGCGTGGTAAGTTTGTTATCGGTGCGGGAACAATGGCTGCGGTATTTACGGCTATTTCCGGCTCTGCTGTTACCGCTGCTATCTCAGGTACTACACTGACTGTCTCTGCAGTTTCTCGTGGCACTGTGGAAGTAGGTCAAACTGTTACAGGCACAGGTGTTGCAGCGGGTACAGTTATTACCTCTTTGGGAACAGGCACAGGCGGTACAGGAACTTACGGGGTTACTTACACAGGTTCTGCTGCTTCGTTTACAGGTTCTATTTCTGGAACAACACTGACAGTTTCTAGCGTAGCCTCAGGAACTATTATTGTTGGTCAGACAATTAGCGGTACAGGTGTTACTTCTGGTACACGTATTACAGCTTTTGTCACTGGCTCCGGTGGTGCAGGTACTTATACCGTGAGTGCTTCACAGACTGTTTCTAGCACTACTATTACCGCAACAGGTACAGTTACTTCTGTATCTATGGTAATGACCAGTACCGTGTTGAACGTCACTGCAATTACCTCTGGTTCCTTGGCAGTTGGTCAGTATGTGACAGGCACTGGTATCCCTTATGGTACAAAGATTGTATCGTTTGGTACAGGTACAGGAGGTGTAGGTACTTACAACGTAGATACTAACTTATCTATTGGAAGCACTGCTAATATTTCTGCTTCAGCAGGAACTGTGGTTGTGGGGGATTCCGGAGGTAGTAAAGATGCTATCCTTGTGAGCCATACACATACTGCCACTATTGCTGCTAACGGTAACCATACACACACAGTCGCGGCCTCCCCCGGCTCAGGTGGAGATGGAGATGCTGCAGGTGCTCCTCGCTTTAGTACTTCTCCTACAACAACTTCTACTGCGGGACAACACACGCACACGGCAACTATTAGCACCGAAGGCTCTAGCGGCACTAACGCTAACCTGCCTCCATACTACGCTTTGGCCTACATTATGAAGGTGTAATGATGGATACAGTACATCATTTCTCTAAAGTCTTAACCTTCTCCCAATTTAAATAACTAAGGAAATTTAAAACATGTTACCAGCTCTTATTGGAGGAGGCTTAAGCCTCTTAGGTGGTTTATTTGGAGGCAATTCAGCTAGGAAAGCAGCTCAGACACAAGCTAATGCCCAACTCGAAGCTGCTCGTATCGCAGCCGATGCTCAGAGATTCCGTCCAGTGGGTGTTACCACTCGCTTTGGTTCCTCTAAATTTAAAACTGATTCAAAAGGAAACCTAATCAGCGCAGGTTACACAGTCTCTCCTGAGATTGCTGCTATGCGTGAGCGCTTGCTGTCTCAGGCAGGTGGTCAAGGTTTTCAGACAGCAGAGCAGGCTCAGGCAGCTCAAGAGCAACTGTTTAACTTAGGTCAGCAGTACTTGGCGCAGTCTCCACAAGAGGCTGCACAGCAGTGGATGCAAGCTCAACAAGATTTATTGACTCCTGCCCGTGAACGTACTCAGTCAGGATTGACACAGAATCTGTTTAACACAGGCCGTGGTGGTGTTGCTGTCACTCAAGGTGGTGGCATGGGTGCTGCTAACCCTGAACTGCAAGCTTTATTAAATGCTCAAGCATTGCAGGATGCTCAGTTAGCTACACAAGCACAGGAACAAGGTAGAGCACAAACTACCTTTGGTGCAGGTTTGTTCGGTACAGGTTTGGAGTTAGGTTCTGCTGCTTATAATCCATTTAAAGCTCAGTTTGGCTTGGCTCAGAGCTTGGAATCTGCTGGTCAAGGTGCTCTGGACTTAGGTGCTCAGTTGGGTGGTCGTGCTGCTCAAGCAGGTGCTAACGTGGGCAATACCTTGATGACAGGTTCTACTAATGCTGCTAACGCTATGGCTGCTGCTAACAGCTACAGTCCTTGGGGTGCTCTGTTGTCTGGTGCGAGTAGCAACCAACAGTTGATGAGTGGGTTTGGTAATCTGTTTGGCGCAGGCGGTGCTGTTAATCAGTTCAGATTCCCTTCTGGCAACCCATTACAGACAGGTCAATATGCTGATCCCGGTTACTGGACTTAAAGAGAGAGGAACAAGACATGGCTGAAGTAGTTAATAGTTTATTT